GGTGAAAAACTAAAAATATTAGCCCACGATGAAAGTGGTAAATGGGAAAGACCTGATAATATATTAAACAACTGGCGAGTTACAAAAACTACATTAAGACTAGGTAGAAAAATAGTTGGTAAATGTATGATGGGAAGTACATCTAACTCACTAGATAAAGGAGGTCAAAATTTTAAAGACTTATATTATCGATCAGATGTTACTGAAAGAAATAGAAATGGTCAAACTTCTTCAGGGTTATATAGTTTATTTATTCCAATGGAATGGAACTATGAAGGATATATGGATAAGTTTGGTCAACCTGTATTTAATACTCCATCTAAACCTGTTATAGGAATAGATGAATTACCTATAAAAATAGGTGTTATTGAGTATTGGGAAAATGAAGTAGAAGGTTTAAAAAATGATCAAGATGGATTAAACGAATTTTACAGACAATTTCCAAGAACAGAACAACATGCTTTCCGAGATGAAGCAAAAGATAGTTTATTTAATTTAACTAAAATATACGAACAAATAGATTACAACGAATATTCAAATAATGTTAAATCTATTAGTAGTGGAAATTTCCAATGGAAACATGGGATTATAGATACTGAAGTTATATTTATGCCAAACGAAAAAGGCAGATTTAAAATAAGTTGGATTCCACCATTTAATTTACAAAACAACATAACAGTAAAAAACGGTGTTAAATATCCTCTTAATGAACACGTCGGAGCATTTGGTTGTGACTCTTACGATATTAGTGGTACTGTTGATGGTCGCGGTTCTAAAGGAGCGTTACATGGATTAACTAAGTTTAGCATGGAAGACGCACCACCAAATCATTTCTTTTTAGAATATATAGCAAGACCACAAACAGCAGAAATATTTTTTGAAGATGTATTAATGGCTTGTGTATTTTATGGTATGCCTTTATTGGCAGAGAATAATAAACCAAGATTATTGTACTACTTTAAACGAAGAGGTTATAGAGGTTTTAGTATGAATCGTCCAGATAAAATGTGGAACAAACTATCTATAGCCGAAAGAGAAATAGGTGGTATACCTAACTCAAGTGAAGATGTTAAGCAAGCTCACGCCGCTGCAATAGAAACCTATATCGAAAGTTTCGTAGGGTTAAAAGGCGAAGAATATGGTGATATGTATTTTCAAAAAACTTTAGAAGATTGGGCAACTTTTAACATTAATAATAGAACTAAACATGATGCTACTATTAGTTCAGGTTTAGCTATAATGGCTTGTAATAAAAATAGATATAGACCTATGCCTATTTTAAACAGACCTAAAGTAGATTTAGGAATTAAAACTTATGACAACAGTGGGGATTTTTCAAAAATTAATAAATAAATAAATGCAGATTTACACTAATAGTAATAGTATATTTCCAGATCAGGTAGTACCAGTTGCTGAGAAAAATACAATTGAATACGGTCAAGCTGTTGGCAGAGCTGTGGAAGGAGAGTGGTTCAGAAACTATAGAGGATCAGGATATAGGTTTTATAATAACTATAATTGGTTTCATAATTTAAGACTATATGCTAGAGCAGAGCAACCTATTCAAAAATACAAAGATGAACTTGCTATAAATGGTGATTTAAGTTATTTAAATCTTGACTGGAAACCAGTTCCAGTTATACCTAAATTTGTAGATATAGTTGTTAATGGAATGTCTCAAAGAACTTATGATATTAAAACTATAGCTCAAGATCCTGAATCAACTCAAAAACGAACTAAATACGCTCAACGTTTATTACAAGATATAAACTTAAAAAAATATTATAAAGCTGTAAATGAGCTTTTTCCTAATCAAGATATTAGACAAATTCCAGGTGGACAAAATACACCTACAGACGTAGATGAAATACCAATGCATCTACAGTTGAACTACAAACAAGCAATTGAAATTGCAGAAGAAGAAGCTATAGATACTATACTTTACAAAAACAAATACGAGTATACTAGAAAAAGATTAAACGAAGATTTAACAGTAATAGGTATAGCAGCTGTAAAAACAACATGGAACAAAGCCGAAGGTGTAAAAGTAGATTATGTTGATCCTGCTAGAATGATATGGTCTTATACAGAAGATCCTAATTTTCAAGATTTATACTATGTAGGAGAAGTAAAGTATTTAACTATACCAGAGCTTAAAAAACAATTTCCAAACTTAGGTCCAGTAGAGATAGAACAAATAGAAAAATACAAAGGTAATTCAGAATACTTAAGAGGTTGGAATGGAAGATATGATGATAACACTGTTCAAGTTTTATTTTTTGAATGGAAAACTTTTATAGATCAAGTATATAAGATAAAACAAACTGAACAAGGTTTAGAAAAAGCTTTAGAAAAAGAAGATACTTTTTTACCACCTGAAAACGATTCATTTGAAAGAGCATCAAGAACAATTGAAGTATTATATTCTGGTGCTAAAATATTAGGGCATCCTTTAATGCTTGAGTGGGGATTAGCAGAAAATATGACTAGACCAAATGCTAATACTACTAAAGTAAATATGAGTTATCAACTTTGTGCTCCCAAACTATATAAAGGAAGAATAGAGAGTTTAGTAAGTAGAATAACTGGATTTGCAGATATGATTCAATTGACTCATCTAAAAATGCAACAAGTATTAGCTAGAATGGTTCCAGATGGAGTATATTTAGATATGGATGGTTTAGCTGAAGTTGATTTAGGTAATGGTACAAACTACAATCCAGCAGAAGCTTTAAACATGTATTTTCAAACTGGTTCTATTGTAGGTAGATCTTTAACTCAAGATGGAGAATTAAATAGAGGTAAAGTTCCTATTCAAGAATTGCAGTCTTCATCAGGTGGATCAAAAATGCAAGCTTTAATACAAACATATCAATATTATCTACAACTAATTAGAGATGTAACCGGATTAAACGAAGCACGTGATGGTAGTATGCCTGATAAAGATTCTTTAGTAGGATTACAAAAGCTAGCCGCAGCTAATTCTAATGTAGCTACTAGACATTTAATGAAAGCTAGTTTATATTTAACTCTAAAAACATGTGAAAATATTTCTAGAAAAATAGCTAACTCTATTTTATTTCCTTTAACTAGAATGGCTCTAGAAGAACAAATAACTTCTTTTAATGTAGGGACACTAGATGAATTAGCAGATAAGACTTTACATGACTTTGGAATTTTTATAGAATTAGAACCAGATGATGAAGATAAAGCAAAGTTAGAAGAAAACATTCAAACAGCTTTAAGAGCAGGAGGTATTGATTTAGAAGATGCTATAGATATTAGAAATGTTAGTAATATAAAATTAGCTAACGAATTACTTAAGAAGCGAAGAAGAGAAAAACAGAAGAGAGAAGAAGAACTTCAGCAACAGAATATTCAAATGCAAGCTCAAGCTAACCAAGAGACTGCAGAAAAAGCTGCTATGTTCGAAGTTCAAAAACAACAAGCTCTTACTGAAAGTCAAGTACAATTAGCTCAAGCACAATCTCAATTTGAGATACAACGAATGCAAGTAGAAGCTCAAATGAAGCAGTCTTTAATGGAGGTAGAATTCCAATATAATATGCAGCTTACTCAAGCTAAAAATCAAGCTGAACAAAGTAAGATTGCTGAAATTGAAAATAGAAAAGACGAAAGAACTAAAATTCAAGCCACTCAACAGAGTGAGATGATACAACAGCGTCAACGAGATACTTTACCTATTGATTTTGAATCAGCAGGTAATGATGTTATGGATGGCGGTTTTGGATTAGAAAGCTTTGATCCAAGATAATTATTAACTATTATATTATATTATGTCAGAAGAAGTAAAACAAGAAGGAGACTTTAAGGTTGCGCCAAAGAAAAAAAGAGGTAGACCTAAAAAGCTTGCTACTCCAACAGAAAATACTACAGTAGTAGATTTCAAAAAACAAGAAGAGCAAGCAATAGAAGAAAAACAAAAACAAGTAGAAGATGCCGTTTCAGAGTCAGAATCAATGCTGGTGGATGCAAATAAACAAACCGGAAATGTGGAAGCAATGGATGTCGGAGCAACCGGAGACAGAGTGCAACCAGATCAAAAAGAAAAAGAAGACGAAGTTGACAGTGGGCCGACGATCGAAGAAATAACTCCAACTGAAACTAAAGAAATTAAAAAACCAGATGTTCCAGTAGAAACACCTGTTGCTACTAAACCAGAAGTAGTTATACCTGAAGGAATTGAAAAATTAATGAACTTCATGCAGGAGACTGGTGGTACTATTGAAGATTATGCTCGTTTAAATATAGATTATTCTAAACTAAACAATGAGCAATTATTAAGAGAATATTATAAAAGCACTAAACCATATTTATCACAAGATGAAATTACTTTCCACATGGAAGAACAATTTGCTTGGGATGAAGATGAAAATACAGAAAAAGAAATAACACACAAAAAAATTGTGTTAAAAGAAGAACTTGCAAAAGCCGAAAAGTTTCTTAAAGATACTAAGGATAAGTATTATGAAGAAATCAAGTTGAATTCTACAACTACCGCAGATCAACAAGAAGCTTTAGACTTTTACAAACAATACAACGAGGGACAAGACATAGCTAGAAAGCGTCATGAGGTATTTAAACAAAGTACTTATGATTTTTTTAATAAAAAATTCGAGGGATTCGAGTTTAATGTAGGAGAAAAATCATTTAGATATAATGTTAAAAACCCTAATGACGTAGCAGACAAACAATCAGACCTTAACAGCATTATTGGGAAGTTCCTAAATGAAAATGGTGATATAACTGATTATCAAGCTTATCATAAAGCTATGTATGCTGCGCGTAATCCTGATTTATTAGCGAAACATTTCTACGAACAAGGTAGAGCTGATTCCATAAAACAAGTTACAGCGCAATCTAATAATATAACTCACGAAGGTAGAGAAGCCTCTGGTGATGTTACTTTTAATGGTTATAAAGTTAGAGCGATAAGCGGAGATAATAGTTCCAAGTTGAAGATTAAAAAATGGAAATAACAAACTTTAACTTAAAAACATAAAAAATGGGATTTGTTGATAATGGGACAGCGCCAGGAATTGGTGCGTTTCCCGCAAGAATTACTCCAATGCCTGAAAAGGTTACGTTACCGAATAATTATATTAATTTTCATGACGCAGCTTTTGATCAATGGAGTCAACAGTATCTACCTGAGCTTTACGAAGCTGAAGTAGAGAGATATGGAAACAGAACTTTATCTGGTTTCTTAAGAATGGTAGGCGCTGAAATGCCTATGACATCTGATCAAGTAATTTGGTCTGAACAAAATAGATTACACATTGCATATGAAGGTATAGAAAGAGCTGGTGACGTTCTTACTATTACTGGTAACAACGCTATAAAAATTAACAATACTCTTGTTATTGCTAATGGTTTAGTTACTGCAAAAGTGTTAGTAGTAAAAGTAGATGGTACTGATGTAACTGTAGCTCCTTATTTAGAAGCTGACTTAGACGCTGTTTTTGGTGCTGGTGTAACAACTGGTTTTAAACTATTTGTTTATGGTTCTGAATTCCCTAAAGGAGTTGGAAACAACCAAAAAGCTATCGAGCCAGAACCAAGTACGTTTGCTAACAACCCTATCATAATCAAAGATTACTTTGAAGTATCTGGATCTGATACTGCTCAAATTGGATGGATTGAAATTGCTGCTGAAGATGGTTCAGCTGGTTATTTCTGGTATCTAAAAGCAGAAGCAGAAACTAGATTAAGATTTGAAGATTATCTTGAAATGATGTGCGTTGAAGGTGAAAGAGCTGCAGCTGGATCAGGTGTATTAAATTACAACTATACAGCAGCTACTCAAGGAGAAACAT